CAAGCTTTTTACGGCTCCTAGCCCAGGAGTTACATATTTTTTAACGGAGAAAACAGATGCAAAACTACAGCAACCCAGCCGCTCGCAATCAGAAGGCTGCCGCAGGTGTAAAGCCAGGAATGGTTTCAGTGAAATTTCCTGATAACTGCGCCACACCACAAAAATCTGGTGCAACTAAACCCAAATCACCACCTGGCTTTGCCAGTGGGTTGATTCCTGGGAAAGTCTGACTCTTTCATGGCTAAACACCACTCGGTGACTCGGTTGCCTGATCTAGCGGGTGCTCCACCCCAACTTGCTACTGTGCAAGACCTGCTGGGAGCTAACCCGTTTCACACGGGACACGAGGACCGGAAGCGATCATCCAAGAAAAAAGGCTCAATCAATCTGGTGCCAGTCTATGAGGCGCTCATTGATGAGGGGCTTGATCCCACTGTTGAGATGATTCGCATCTTGAAGGCCAAAGTGATGGTGACTGATCGATCTGGCCAGCCAGTTCTTGACCAGGATGGCAAACACATGATGGTGGACGCCGTGGACAACGATACCAAGCTCAGGGTCCTGAACGAGCTTTTGAGCTACACGCAACCCAAACTAAAGGCCGTCGAGATGAGAGTCTCTGGTCACCTGGAGCTTAGCAACGACCAGCTCGATCAGCGCCTACAAGCTCTCATGGCAAAGGCTCTAGTGTGAATTTGGCAGCTTTGAATGAAGACGAGAAGCGTGAACTCTATGAGTTGATGCGTCTCAAAAATCTGAGATTCAAACGAGACCGTTTAGCCAACTACAAGCCCTACACGAAGCAAAAAGATTTTCATCACACTGGCTCGTACCGTGAGCGACTGTTCATGGCCGGCAACCAGCTTGGCAAGACCTGGGCCGGAGCATTCGAGGTAGCTATGCATGCTACGGGCCTTTACCCAGACTGGTGGCAGGGTAGGCGCTATCAGCATGCAACCAGATGGCTTGTTGGTTCAGAGTCTGCTGAGTTAACCAGGAAGGGTGTGCAGCGACTGCTCATTGGCCCGCCAGAGATTCGAGATGAGTGGGGCACTGGTGCTATTCCTTTTGAGCTACTCAAAGACACAAGCATGCGACCAGGTGTGCCAGATGCGATCAGTTCTGCCGTGGTAAAGCACATCAACGGCGAAGATAGCGTGATCCAGTTCAACAGCTATGACCAAGGCCGAAGCAAGTGGCAAGCCGACACCGTAGACGGCGTTTGGTTTGATGAAGAGCCCCCACTGACCATTTACTCTGAGGGATTGACGCGTACCCAGGCCACTGGCGGTATGGTGTTTGTGACTTTCACGCCGCTCCTGGGTATGTCGGATGTGGTTAAACGGTTCCTGATTGAAAAGCCAGAGAGCGCCATCACCACCACAATGACGATCGATGACGCTGAGCACTACTCAGAAGCAGAGCGTAAATCGATCATTGCAAGTTACCCAGAGCATGAAAGGGAAGCCAGGGCCAAGGGCATTCCCGTCATGGGCTCTGGTCGAGTTTTCCCAGTGGCTGAATCAGCCATCAAAGTCAGTCCCTTTCCAATTCCAGCATATTGGCCACGAATTGTTGGCCTGGACTTCGGATGGGGTCACCCCACAGCAGCCGTATGGCTTGCTTGGGATCGTGATACAGACACTTTGTATGTCACTGACTGCTACAGACAAAAGGAAGCCAGTGTGCCAATCCATGCTGCGGCGATTAGAGGCCGAGGCGAGTGGTGCCCAGTGGCGTGGCCACATGATGGGCTACAGCATGACAAGGGTTCAGGTGAGCAACTAGCTCAACAGTACAAGAATGCAGGGGTCAACATGTTGCCCCACCGAGCCACATTTGAAGACGGTAGCAACGGTTTAGAAGCTGGCGTGAGTGAGATGTTGGCCAGGATGCAGACCATGCGCATAAGAGTCTTTTCACACTTAGATGATTGGTTTGAAGAGTTCAGGCTCTACCACCGCAAAGACGGCTTGATCGTCAAGTCGGGTGATGACCTGATGGCTGCAACTCGCTACGCAATGATGATGCGTCGCAAAGCCAAAACACAAGAAGAAGCCTCTAGCAGGCGTTCGCATATGGCGATGCCAGTGGTCGAGTTTGGCGTATTTGACCCAGTAGCTGGGTACTAGGATGAACATGGACTTTCCCAACCAACCACAAGTAGAGATCGACATCAGCGACCCAGATCTGGCACAGCAAAGGGACGAGGACCGCTTACAGGCATTTGGATCTGGTTTGTCTCAACAGCGAGATGAGTGGATCAGAAGCCGCGCAAGCTACGGCATCGACAAGCGCTGGTTAGATGACGAGGACCAGTACAACGCCAAGGACAACGTGAACCGCGCCGCAAGTCAGATGATGACAAGTGTCGAGCAGGGCTACCCCGTTACGGTGAACTACTCCAAGCCACATAGGTCAACGGTGTTTATTGGCATGACCCGTCAAAAGACAAATAGTGCTGAGGCGCGTCTGTCCGATATTTTGCTTCCAACGGACGACCGCAACTGGGGTATCCAGCCTACACCTGATCCCAAGATGATGGGCATGACCAAGAGCACTCAACCTGCGATTGATCCAGCAACGGGCCAGCAGATGGTAGACCCCAAGACTGGCCAGCCCATGGCTCACAAGGACATTGCAAGAAACATGATGGAGATGGCACGCGAAAGGGCTGATGCAATGCAGCGTGCGATTGATGACCAGCTTGTGGAAGCGGAGTACAACGGAGAGATACGCAAAGTGATGCACGACGCTGCTGTGCTTGGAACGGGTGTGATCAAAGGCCCGGTGGTCACAAACCGCATGCGCAAAGCCTGGCAACCCATGACGGATGGTTACGGTGAGACGGTACACCAAGTCACTTTAGTGCAAGAGATTGATCCGGCAAGCTTTCGGGTTGACCCCCGCAACTGCTGGCCTGATCCAGCAGCGGGTGAAGACATCCATGATGGCAAAGGTATTTACGAACGCACACAGATGACTACCAAGCAAGTGCGTGACCTTGCAAAGCAGCCTGGCTACATGAAGGATCAATTGCGCAAGGTGCTGGAAGAGGGCCCTCAGCGCAGTGCCACGCTGGAAGAGCTGCGAGACGAGACCGAGCGCGATCAGACCAAAGCAACCTTTGATGTGTGGGAGTACTGGGGCGAGATCGACAAAGAGGACTTGATAGCCTCGGGTGTTGAGGGAATCGATACAGAAGACGATGAACTTAAAACTATAAGCGCCTGCGTGGTAGTGATCAACTCCACGGTGGTCAAAGCATTTTTAAACCCAATCGAAAACGGTGACATTCCTTATGACTTCTTCGTTTGGGAGAAGGTCTCTGGCAGTTGCTGGGGCTATGGGATACCGTACTTGATGCGCGCACAGCAAAAGGTGTTGAACGCGGCATGGAGGCAGATGATGGACAACGCTGGGGTCTCAAGCGGCCCGCAGATCGTTATCAAGGCTGGCACGATCCAGCCGGCAGACAAGCAGTGGCAGCTCAGTAGTCGCAAGATTTGGTACGCAAGCGATGACGTGGACGATGTGCGTAAAGCCTTTACCACGTTCGAGTTCAACTCGCACCAGGCAGAGCTATCGGCCATCATCAAGATGGCAGCGGAGTTAGCTGACCAAGAGACGGGTGTGCCCATGCTGATGCAGGGTGAGAAGGGCAGCGCACCCGACACTGTGGGCGGCATGCAGCTCTTGATGAACAACAGCAACGTGGTCCTAAGGCGTCTGGTGAAGCAGTTCGATGACATGATTACCAAGCCCCACATCAAGCGTTACTACGACTACAACATGATGTACAACGAGGATGAGGAAGTTAAAGGTGACTTCACCATCGATGCAAGGGGCTCTAGTGCGCTGATCGTGCGTGACATCCAGAACCAGAGCTTCTTGAACTTGCTGGCCGCAGGCGCTAATCCGATTTACGGTATTTATTTGGACACTAAGAAGTTGTTTGAAAAAGCGCTTCAAGCGCAGCATATCGACCCGGCTGAGGTGTTTAAGTCTGACGAAGAGATCGAGCAGATCAAAGAGCAGCAAAAGCAGATGGCACAGCAAGGCCAGCAGCAAGACCCAAGGC